CCGTAGTCGTGCCATATAAAGTATTGTGACCAAGACTGGTGTTTTGAGCTCCTGTTGTATTAGAGAAAGAAGCTGAATAACCTACTGCTGTATTGTTTGATGCTGTTGTATTAGCTGATAAAGAACCATATCCCATTACTGTGTTGTTAGCACCTGTCGTATTTGCATCGAAGGCTAAACCACCGACAGCAACATTAGCTGTACCTGTAGTTATAGCATATCCTGCATTAAAACCTATTCCTACATTGTAGTTGTCTGTAGAGCTTGTAAAGTTTTGTGTGGCTAAAGCTCCAGAGCCTATTGCTACTGCCCTGTCACCTAATGTGTCACCACTTAAAGCACTTCTACCAAGAGCAGTATTGTTATTACCTGTGGTTAAGGAGTCTCCTGCTCTATAACCTAGTGCTGTATTGTCACCGCCTGTGGTGATTGACTCTAAAGATGCGTAACCGATGGCTGTATTGCTAGATGCTGTTGTATTAGCAATTAAAGAGTTATAACCTAATGCAGTATTACTAGTACCTGTAGTGTTTGCTGTTAAGGCTGAAAAACCAACTGCTGTATTATTTGATGCGGTGGTGTTTGCTACTAAAGCATTATAACCAACTGCTGTGTTATTAGATGCAGTAGTATTTACTTTTAAAGTATTCATACCTAATGCAGTATTAAAATTACCTGTGGTATTAGTAAAAAGAGATGTTTGACCCAAAGCAGCGTTATTTAATCCAGTTGTATTAGCATACATAGACTGATAGCCAACAGCAGTATTTTGAGGACCTGTAGTGTTTGATACTAAAGACTGATACCCAACTGCTGTATTCTTAGATGCAGTTGTGTTTGAATTTAAAGCTGTGTAGCCTACTGCGACATTACTAGCACCAGTTGAATTTACGTTTAAAGATGCATAGCCGACTGCTGTATTAGCAGCAGCAGTAGTATTTCCTGATAAAGCTAATGAGCCAATTGATGTGTTGTAATTTCCTGTTGTATTTGCATCTAAAGACTGTCTACCAACAGTCACGTTATCAGCACCTGTAGTGTTTGCTAGTAAAGCACTTGTACCTACTGCTGTGTTGTTAGATGCTGTGGTAGCATAAAGCAGAGCATATCTACCTAGCGCAGTATTATCTGAGCCTGTCGTGTTTGTAAATAAAGCACCATTACCTAATGCAGTATTCTGCGCACCAGTAGTATTAGCACTTAAACTGGCTTCTCCAACTGCTGTGTTGTAAGATGCTGTGGTGTTTGCATCTAAAGCTGATGACCCTACTGCTACGTTTGCTGTTCCTGTAGTGTTAGCTGTTAAAGCATGGTAACCAACTGCTGTGTTATTGCTTGCAGTAGTATTAGCGTCTAAAGATTGATAACCTACTGCAACATTATTAGCTCCTGTTGTATTTGCAATCATTGCGGAGTTACCTAAACCTGTATTAAATGCTCCAGTTGTGTTTGCCATAAGAGCAGCCGAACCTACTCCTGTATTATTAGAAGCTGTAGTGTTAGCCCCTAAAGCGTTTGCTCCGACAGCTACATTATCACCACCAGTTGTATTTACATCAAGCGATGTGCTACCTATTGCAACATTTCTTACACCTGTAGTGTTATCATTTAAAGCTAAGTAACCTACTGCTGTGTTATCATCACCAGTAGTCAAAGCTGCAAAGACATCAACACCTAAACCAACATTATAGTTAGCAGCATCAATAGTTCCTGTAGTCGTATCCCCAATCATTATGGAGCTTGTGCCAAAGGTCTTACTGGTTATGCCGTTATAACTGGCTGCTGTAGAAGCACCTGTTGTCGCTAAATCACCACCTATAGAAACATCATCTGTAACTGTTAAATCGTCTTGTACTTTTAAGTCTACTGTAGAAAGACTAGCAAAAGCGTCTACTACGGCTGCGCCTGAACCAGCACCATCTAGGTAAACTGCTTTTACATCGCCTGGAGGTATTGTTACGTTAGCACCAGAGCCTTGTGAAATAACTATATTTTGAGATCCGCTCGTCCCGTTTTCTATGAATTGCATCCTATTGATTGTGTTAGGTGCAATCGTAATAGTACAAGCTGAATCTAATGTGCCTGTATATTTAACATACATAGCCCTTACTGGATCAGTAGCTCCATCTGCTACTGTAGATGTATGTGTATCTGCGTTAGTAGTTATAGCTTCTGTGCCATATCCTAAAGCTTCACCAATCAACTCTAAGTTTGTATTCGTTACCGTTCCCCAAGTTCCTGACGCGTCCCCTGTCGCCATTTCATTGAGTCTTAGATCATTTACGTATGTACTAGCCATTTATTTCTTCCTCACGTTAGTTAGATTATATACTTTTTTAACACAATAGTTAAGCCACATCTTCCCAGTTTGAATCTTGTGTATCGTCTACACCTGCCCAACTTGGATCTTGTGTATCTGTTACCCCTGTCCAACTTGGATCTTGACTATCGTCTATTATACCCCAAACAAGAACTGTGGGTGTTCCTGTTATGCCTTCTACCCCTACTAGAGTTATTGTAGCTTTAGCTATTGTAGTTACAGAACCTACAGCACTTGTTGCAGATACACCATCTAATGTAAACAGTTCATTATGATGTACTGTTACAGAACCTACAGCACTTGTTGCACTTAATCCCGCTACAGGAACATTTGCTTCACCATCTACATCTACCGAAACAGAACCTAAAGTTCCTACTGCACTAGGTAAAGTTGCTACTGCGTTACCGTTTACACCTACACCAGAAACAGCACCAGTGGCTGATTGTCCTGTGGGTGTGATATTAGCTTCAGCATCTATAGATGGTGTGCCTAAAGCACTTGTAGCAGATTGTCCAGATGGTGTAACATTAGCTTCAGCATCTGTTGTTACAGATCCTAGTGCGCTAGTTCCTGATTGTCCTGTAAGGGTTACGTTTGCTTCTGCATCAATAGAAACCGTACCTAAAGCAGAAGTTCCTACTTGTGAAGCAGGAGTAATATTAGCTTTAGCAACAACAGTTAAAGATCCTACAGATCCTGTTGCAGCATTTGGTGCTGTAAGTGTTACAGGGTTAGGCTCACCCCAAGTATCAGAACCCCAAGTGCCTCGACCCCAACCAGTGATCGCTGCCATTTAAAACTAAGCTATTCTAATAATAGCTGTGCTTGCTGCTGCCGCAGGGAAAACTATAGTAAAATCCCCAGCAGTTGAAGTTTTATCTCCACCAAAATCTATAGTAGCCACAGAAGGATCACCACTAGCTGTGTCGTTGTAGATTAAACAACCTCTAGCAGTTACAGTAGCTGTCCCAAAAGTAAGATCAGCAAAGTCTGTAAACCCTGTAGTACCGCCAGTTGTTGGGTTGATATTAGTCAAAGCAGCACCGCCTGCTGTGTAGTTTGTGCCAGTTACTTGATTTGTTGTTGCGTATGCTGTGGTTGCTGCTCCCATCGTAGCAGAACTGGTATACAAAGCTAGTTTAAAACTGTTACCGCCAGAAGCTAAAAAATTATGTTTTGCTTCTAACAGTTCTTTTTTAAAGCTAGTGGTTAATGTTGATGTAATTGCCATTACTTTATCTCCGTTAATATTTTAGCTAAATCTTCATGACCTTGTTGAGTCAATAAATTTTTCATAGTGCATCTTTCACTATTGATGCTCTGTTTAATATAATAAAGTATTGTGGTATAAATAGCTACTCTGAAAGCTTCTGCTTGTTGTTTAACGTGGGGTGCTGCATCTTCAGATATTCCACATATTCTTTCTGTTGCCCTTTCTGCCCAATATTCTGGAGGGTGTCCTCTATTTTGTTGAGTAGCTACACTTATGTTACCAATACTACTTACTGTTTCTATTTCTATCATGTTAATATCTTTTAGCCTCTGGTGGGGTATTTATAGTAGAGATAAGCTCAGCTTCTTTTCTTCTTCTCTTTTCTAATTCTTCGCTATACTCATTAAAACCCATTGTATAAAACTCGTCTTCATCTTCATCTATCAAAACTAAGGTTGGGTTATCTAGTCTATGGTAACCATAAATTTTTTCCTGTATAGGAACGTCTGTGTCTAATAACCCAGATCTAGGTGCTACACTAACAGTCATTCCATTTTCTATACACTTAGCTAACCAATATTCAACACAAGACCTGCCAGCTTCTGCAAAATGCAAATTACCTTTATATGTAAAATCTATACCATATAGTTCTAATCTAGCTACTTTATTATACAAAGCAAAAGCTATAGCAAAAGGTACAGTGTTGTTAAGGTAGGAACATCTAGTCGATTTAACTACTTCAGCTATAGGAAACTCTACTAATCCAGGACAACGTTCATCTAACTCACATGTGTATATTGGTCCAGGATGGTTAAGAACTAAATGTTTCATAATACCTGTTTGGCTACCTGCTGCATCAGAATCTAAAAATCTAGAGGCAGGGTCTAGCATAAATATTCTATCACATTTTGTAATTTCACCCATAGCGTTTATTCCCCAAACTTCGTCCCAAGTTCTGCTATGTGATTTAGCTAAATGGAAATCTAATTGACTTTCTCCCATTGCGACTAGAGCGATAGTCGCTCCTTCGAGATGTTCTAGTCTCATGCTTGTGGTGATCTCCTTACTTGATCGTATCTATATTGATCTTGGGTGGACTTACCTTCCCCAAGGTTTTTCATTAAAGCGAGGGCTTCTTGAAATCTTTGTTCATAGATAGGCAGTGATTCATAGTTTTTTAGGTAAACTAAGGCTTCTACTAAACTGCCATACAACAATGCATTAGGAGCATTAGTTGATAGCCAAGTTGTACCAGAATCACCTGCCGAAGTAAGGGATGAGGGTCTATAAAAATAGTGTAGCTCAAATGTGTAGTTACTGTCAGGAGTTGGTGCTAATATAAAAGTATCGTCATCAAACTCCGCATAATATTTTGGTAGTCCTGTTGTAGAGGATGCGGGAGTAAAATCCCGTATAAAACTTGGGTGTTTTAATTGTAGATAGTTGTAATTAGAACTTCCGTCTATTACAGCTAAACTAAAAGAAGATAAAAAGTCGCTAGGTGCTCCTAAATATGCAGAACTAGCTGTTGCTGTTCCTGTTACGTTTTTTATAAAGTCGTCTAATTGGACGCCTTTTAAAATTCTTTCTTCTGCTGTTTTTATAAAATTTGGCAGATTAGTCACAAAAGAAGATTCTGTTGATTCAGAATAATCCTGTATTGCTGTTTTTAAAGTAGATAAAGTCCAAGTCATCTTTTATCCTGTTGTAATGGTTACTTCTCCAAGTTCCCCCACAGACTTAGCTATAAAAAAGCTAGAGCCAATCGTATCATTATGGGCTATAAACATAGAAGGAGCAGTAACTCCTAAGCTGTCTTTAGTGTTTCCTGTTTTCACTATACCATACCCTGTGGTTGGAGCAGGTTCTGTTCCTCTTGGCTGTATCAAAGCTTCAGGGTCAGTTGGAGTTATTACAGGTTCTAGTTGTGGGTGTTTAGGTTCATAACAATCGAAACAAACTTTTAAATTATTCCACTCAGTTTTTAGTTGAGTATATTTATATACAAACCCACACCTGTCGCATTGAGCTTTAGAATATTTACCAACAGCATAAGCCATTATAGATAACTCCTGTGCGGTACTAAATGCAGAGAAGCTCTTCCACGGTCTTCATCTGCAGCTAATTGAAAATCTTGTTCATATTGTTGTTTCAATAACCCAACTCTTTCTGGGTTCTTTTTTAAAGCTATGTAATAAGCTAGTCCACTAGCCATACAAGGCATAAATCTTGAAGGCACTTCTGGGTCTTGTGCTGATGCTGTTACATCATCTATTCTTTGTATAGTGTTAGCTACTAATCTGTATGTAGCAGCAGAGTCTGGTGTTGGCCAGACTTTTACGACAGGTGTTGTTTGCCTGTCTAGAAAATATTGTGTAGGTCTTCCAGTAGAAGCTTTATCAGGTATGTTTAGATACTCTGACCTACCTATTCTAGTTAATTGTAAATCTGTTGTAGTAGATCCGTCTATTT